TATGGGAACATATATAAGCACCGTAAAAGCTACTAATGGAACTGCTTCTTTTGCAATTTTTGCAGGGCCTTGTAGAATTTTAGGAATATATTACGTAGCTGATACCACTGCAGGAACTATTACTATTAAAGATGGTGGTGCGTCTGGAACTTCAATTGCTGTCTTTGATACACCTAAAGGCGCTGCTGCTACTGCAGGAGAAAATTGGGCTCAATACATTCCAATTCCAGGTGATGGACTTTTATGCAGAACAAGTGGATATGCAACTTTAAGTGGTGTAGCAAAAGTTACTATATTCTATGGATAGGAGATTAGATGGCAAATACAACATCTGGCTCTTATGTTTTTGATAAGAACCTTGGTATAGATGAAATTATTGAAGATGCATACGAACGTATCGGTATGCAGGGTGTTTCTGGTTACCAATTAAAAACAGCAAAAAGATCTTTAAATATTTTATTTTCTGAATGGGGTAATAGAGGACTTCATTTTTGGGAAGTAAAAAATCAAAATGTTACATTAGTAGACGGGCAATCTGTCTATACTTTTTATCGTTCTCCTGCCGACGGTGCATCAAGTGGAATCTCAACTACATTATCTGCAGGAATAAATTCAAGTGTTGCTACAATTGGAGTAGCTTCAGTTACTGGGATGCCAACAACTGGTGGTATCATAACTATTAACAGCGAACAAATTACTTACAGCGGAATATCTAGTTTAAACTTAACTGGATGTGTAAGAGGTGTTAATGGAAGTACTGCTGCTAGTCATAGTACAAGTGATGCAGTTTTGCAGTTTCCAAACGGAGTGACAGATATTCAAGAAGCAGATTATAGAGTAAAGTCTACTACAATTGATACACCAATGACAAAAATTAGCAGGTCACAGTATCAAGCTTTTTCTAATAAAACTGCTACAGGTCTTCCTACCCAATACTGGGTTCAAAGATTAATAGATAAAGTTACAATGACTTTATATTTAACTCCGGGCGCAGCTCAAGACGGAAACTATATTAATTTTTATTATACAAAAAGAATTGATGATGTTGGTGCTTATACAAATGCAACTGACGTACCTTACAGATTTATACCTTGTATGATTGCTGGTCTTGCTTATTATTTATCGGTTAAGTATGTCCCTCAAAGAGTACAAGAATTAAAAATGTTATATGAAGATGAATTGTTAAGAGCTGAAGATGAAGATGGTTCTTCTAACTCTACTTACATATCACCTAAAATTTACTATCCGGGGATTGGTTAATGACTACTTTTTCACAAGGTAAATATGCTTTATCAATATCTGATAGATCAGGTATGGCGTTTCCATATAATGAAATGGTTAGAGAATGGACTGGTGCATGGGTTCATCGTTCTGAATACGAACCTAAGTCTCCACAATTACAACCCAAACCTACAGGTGCTGATCCACAAGCTTTACAAAGAGCAAGACCAGCCAGAACGGAATTTGGAACACAAGATTTTTTACCTTTAAATCCTTTTACAACTTCATCGGACACAACTTTAACTGTTGCATTTGAAAATAGTCAATTAGTAGTTAATGACTCTTTAAGATTTACTGGTGTTAAAGAGCCTGTTGGTGGTGTTTCAGTTGCACAATTACAATTACAAACAACATTAAATGGTGATATAACAAATAGCGCTACAACAATTACTTTGGCTGATGGATCTAATTTCCCTACAGCTGGATTTATTATGATTAAAAAACTTTTAACTTCATCAGATACAACCGATCCTTTAAAAGTGGGAACATATCAAAACGAAGTTATTCAATACACTGGAAGATCAAGTAATGATTTAACAGGATGTACGCGTGGAACTTCTGCTGTTTATAGAGGGTACACGCCTTCAGCAACAACTGCTGATTCACATAGTTCCGGAGCCACGGTCTATGGGTCTTTTAAAGTTGCTTCTTTAGTTGAGACAACTAGTGTTAATGATGCTGGAACAACTGTTACAGCAAAAAATAGTTTTACAATAACCCTACCAAGTGCTGCAACAGGCACTGCAACAGGAGGAGGATTTAATTGCGTTATTAGTCCTCTTAATATAGAGAGTTTATAATGGCAGGATATACACTTTCAACATTAGAAGCTGACATTAGAAGTTATACTGAAATAGACAGTACTCTTTTTAGTGGTGCTGTTCTAGGCAGATTTATTGAAAATGCAGAATATAGAATTAATCAAGAGCTTCCTATGGATGCTGCCAGATATGTTTCAGAAGGAACTTTAGCTGCTGATGCTAATACTATAAATTCACCCGGTAAAGGAAGTAAAGGTGACACAGGCGCTTTGTTTATTAGAGGGGTAGAAGTATTTAATTCAACAGCTAACACTGAAGGTAATGGAACTTGGTTAGAGAAAAAAGATCAAACTTATTTATCAGAATATACCGATAGATTAACGGGGCCAAAAGGCGATAGAACAGGGCAAGATGTTACAGGATTTCCTAAATATTATGCTATGTTTGGGGGTGCTACAGCGGTTTCTGATACGACTTCTGGAGCTATTTATTTAGCCCCTACACCCGATGCAAATTATCTATACAGAATATATTACAATATGGTACCTGCAGGATTAGCGACTAAAACTTCTGGGACTTATTTAAGTAAGTACTTCCCACAAGGGCTACTATATGCCTGCCTGGTGGAAGCTTATGGATTTTTAAAAGGTCCGATGGACATGTTGACATTGTACGAACAAAAGTATAAAAATGCTATACAACAGTTTGCAGGAATGCAACTTGGAAGACGAAGACGAGACGACTATACTGACGGAACAGTTAGAATACCAGTTAAGTCCCCGTCTCCATAATTAGGAGATAAATATGACAATAGCATCGGAAATTTGTAACAGTTTCAAAGAAGAAATCTTACAAGGAGGACATTGTTTAAATGCCTCTGGAAGTACTCCCGCAGGAAACACTATTAAATGTGCTCTTTATTCAAGCGACTCAGCATCATTAGGTAAATCAACAACAGCTTATGCTGCTCCCACAACTCCAACTGCGGATCCAACTTCAACTTATGAAGTTACGACAACAAGTTCAGGATATACGGGTGGAGGAAATACTTTAACAAATATTGATGTCACATTAGACAGTGACACAGCCGTTTGTGATTTTTCTAATACAAGTTGGACATCAGCTTCTTTTACAGCGAGAGGATTATTACTTTATAATACAACTGCTATTACAGGATTCACAACTAATAGATCGATTCTTGCTATTAATTTTGGTGGAGATAAAACAGTTACTAGTGGAACATTCACAATTGAATTTCCAGCAGCAGCTGCATCAACAGCGATCATACAACTAGCATAAGGAGTTCTTCCTTATGGCAGACGTAACATCAGGATGGGGACGATTAACCTGGGGTCAAGCTCAGTGGAATGAAGCTACAGTATTAACAACAGGCTGGGGTACTAAATCCTGGGGTGAAGATGAATGGGGTGATCTCTCAGATGCAACAGTTTCTCTTACAGGTTTATCAGCTACAACTTCTCTTGGAACACCTGTTATTGAAATAGGAGTTCCGCTTACAGGAATTTCTTTGGGTATACATGGGTGGGGATCTGTTGACGAAATCATTATTAAACCTAGTGGAATTGCAGCAACTACAAGTGTAGGGACACCTGTTATTGAAATAGGAGTTCCGCTTACAGGAATTTCTTTAGCTTCTTCTGTGGGTACTCCAGTTGGAAGATCAGATAACACAACTACGTTAACAGGTATTTCTGCTGCTTCTTCAGTAGGGTCTATTACTCCTGCAGATGTAATGGGATTAACTGGAATTTCAGCGGCAGCAAGTGTAGGAACTCTTACAGTTACTCCAAATACAATATCTGAATTAACGGGAATTTCTCTTTCTATTGCTGATGGAAGTCCTAATATTACAACAAATCCTTTGGTTCAGCCAACTGGACTTTCAGCAACTTCTTCAGTCGGATCTATAACACCACCAGATCAAGTAATGGGATTAACAGGAATCTCTGCAACTTCTTCAGTTGGATCTATAACACCAGTAGATCAAGTAATGGGATTAACAGGAATTGCTGCCACATCCTCTTTAGGATTGGTTTCACCAATAGCATATAAAGATATTGATATTGGTGGAAATACATCGTATAGTTCTGTAACACACGACACATCAGCATCATATTCTAATGTTGACGTGGTTGGAAATACATCATATACAGATGTAGATCACGTAGCATAGGAGAAACAAAATTATGGCATCAACTTATACAGGTTTAGGGGTTCAATTAATGGCGACTGGCGAAAAAGCCGGTACATGGGGAACTCTAACTAATACTAACTGGAACAT